TGATGAACCTCGAATGGTTGCAAGTCGTATTAATGAAATAAATGAATTAGATGTTTTTCAAACTCTATTTGAAAAACTAACTATTATAACAACTAATGCTAACTTATCACCAGTAATTGATGTTAAGAGATTAAATGCTTTTGTAATTGCTAATAGATTAAACAATCCTTTAGTTTCTTCTACAGATACATTTACAGGAGATGGCTCAGATACAACATTCACACTTTCAGGTACTCCAACTAGTGTTCACTTATTAGCAGTTAAGAAAAATGGAGAAAAATTACAACCGGTTGATGACTTTACAGTTTCAGGTACAACTCTAACTATGGCTGTTGCACCAGCAAGTGGTTCAAGTGTTGTAGCAAAAATTACAAACACAGTTGACTATGAAGATGACACTGCAACAGAAGGTGGTTCGTCAGAAGGCGCTTACATTACAAAAAGTGTTGCTCTAGCAAATACATCAACTGCTTTAGAGATAAGAGTTGCTGCAAGTGTACGTTCAACTTCTACTATTAAAGCATATTACCGTTTATCCGGTGGTGACGAAACTAGAAGAATTGAAGATATTGAATTTATACCATTTAATACAGACGGAACTTCAGATGTTACTGTTGATCCATCTACAGGAGATGTTGTATTAGACAATAACTTTAAAGATCACAAATTTAGTGTTTCAAATACACAAGACTTTACTTCATTCCAAATTAAAATTGTGTTTAATGGAACTAACTCCGCTTTTCCGGCGAGATTAAAAGACTTTAGAGCAATTGCTCTGGCGATATAGTTATGTTAAGAATAAAAGTAGAAGGATATGATAGTTTAGTACGAGATGTTAGTTCAAACGCTATTGTTAATATTAATACAAGTGAATATTCATTATATTTAGCAAGAGTTAAAGCTAGAGAAAAACAGGGTGATGATTATAGACATGCAGTTAAAGAGATAAATAGTTTAAAGGAAGAATTAAGAGAAATTAAGTCTTTATTAAAAGGAATAACGAAGAAGTAAAATGGCAATTAGAACAATAGCATTAACAGACACATTAGAAACTTTTAGAACAGAGTTTAATAATATGACATCACTAGATTTTGGTGATGCAGCAACACTAGCTGGCGCAGGATTATCTTCTACGTCTATTGTAGGTGCTGTTATTGAACTTGCTGGAATTGTAGCATCTGGTACAGGGTTTTATATTGCTGATGGTACAACTACACAACTTATAGGTGCCGGTCAAACTTTTAATTTAGCAAGTTCATCAAACATAACTGCAGTAGTTTCAGCTACAGATACATTAACATTAAATTTAACAGATAGTATAGGTGTTACAGGTACATCACATACTTTTGGTAACGTTACACTTGCGAATGGCTCATTAACAGATTCAAGTGGCGCTATTTCTTTCGGTAATGAAAACTTAACAACAACAGGTACATTAAACGTAACTGGATTAACTACACTTGGAACGACAACTATGTCGGGTCTTACAAGTTCAGGTATACAAATTACAACAAATGGAACTATTATTTTCGAAGGGTCTTCAAATAATACTAGTGAAACAACATTAACAGTTGTTAATCCTACAGTAGATAGAGTACTAACTATACCAGATGAAACCGGTACAATTGTTTCTTCAGGTTCAATAGACGTAGTTTCAGAAGCTATGATGGCAGATGATTCTATTGGTTCTGTTCAAATGAAAACTCTTTCTACTTTACAAATATTAAATTCGGCAGGTACTGTCGTTAAAACTATCCACGGAGCAGGGGCGTAAAAACCTTTATAAATAACTATATAATAATAAACAGGAGTAATTTATGACTGAAGAAGTAAAAAAACCAACAACAGCTACGGCACCAAATGCAGTAGCACCAACACAAGAAGCAATAACTGACTTGATAACAATTGATGGAAAAGAATATAGTTTAAATGCACTACCATTAGTGATTAGAAATGGTCTTGTTGCTAGACAAGAAATACAACAATCAAAAGTAAGACATGAAATGGAACTAGAGAAAATTGACGTTCTAACTAATCATTATAATGATAAGATTAAAAAAGGATTAGAAGAATTTAATGGCAGCGACAGCAAACCTAAGGATTGATCAGGGAACCACTTTCACAACTGATGTTACCGTTATTGGAAGTAGCGGTGATGTCTATGATTTAACTGGATATACTGCTAGTGCTAAACTAGCAAAGGGATACTCTAGTACATCAACTAGAACATCTTTTACAACTACAATTAATTCTGATCCGACAACTGGTATAATTACACTCCTATTATCGGCAGATCAAACAAATGCTCTTGAAGCACCCGCTAGATATGTCTATGATATAGAGATATTAAAGACTTCTGATAGTACAGTTACTAGAGTTATTGAAGGAATTATTACAATTAGTCCATCTGTTGCCACTTAATCTTTGATAAATAGTTATTATAAATATACTATACAAAAGAGAGAGATTTATGGCTACAGCAAAAATTAATTCAAGTAATTCAAGCCTTAGAGCACAAATAAATTCAAGTGATTCATCTGGACCTAAGCAGGTTTCCATATCTGTACCTAGTGCAGTAATTTCTCAAACTTTTAAACAATTAAATGACGTGAATGTCACGGACCTAGTGGACGGTGCCTTGATACAATATGATGCTGCATCAGATAAATTTATAACAAAAAATGAAATAATAACAGCCACAGGAACATTAACAATAACTGGTGGATCATTTTAACAAGAGAGAAATTAAATGTCAACAATAATTCAGATCAAACGATCCGCAGGAGCAACAGCACCCTCTACCCTTAAACTTGGAGAATTGGCCTATACTTACTCTACAGGTACTCAAGCTAATCTAGGAGATAGACTATTCGTTGGAGAAGGTGGAGTTGATAGTAATGGAGACGCAAACGTCATTTCAGTAATTGGCGGACAATATTTTACAGATAAATTAAATCACGTACCTGGTACATTAACTGCTTTATCATCTTTAATAGTTGATACTAACAAAGCAATAGATGAAATTCTTATAGGTAATAGTACAACAGTTGGTGGTACTTTAAAATTCAATGAAGGTACTAACAACGGTAGTAGTTATGTTGCCATTAAAGCTTCTAATACTTTAGCGAGTAATATTACTTTCACATTACCAGACGCTTATGGAAGTGTCAATCAAGTTATACAAACTGATGCTGCTGGTGTTTTAAGTTTTGTTACCGTAGCCAGTGCTACATCTACAACAACATTTACAAACAAAACATTTGATGCTAACGCAACAGGCAACTCAATAACAAATTTAGAAGTAGCTGATTTTGCTTCAGGCGTTATCGATACAGATATATCAACTGTTTCTGGATCAGATGATACAATTCCTTCAGCTAAAGCAGTTAAAACTTATATAGATTCACAAGTTCTTGCGGTAGATGTTGATATAGCAGGTGACACAGGTACAACTGCTATCACAGATGCTGAAACATTTACATTAACAGGTGGAACAGGTATCACTTCTGTTGCTACTAATAACACAGTAACATTTAATATTGATGGTACAGTTGCAACATTAACAGGAACACAAACTTTAACTGGTAAAACAATTGATTTAACTGATAATACTGTAAACGGTACTTTCGCAGAATTTAATACTGCTGTATCAGATGCAACTTTAGTTTCTACAACAGGTACAGAAACATTATCCGGTAAAACACTTACAGCACCTAAATTTGTTGACGGTGGTTTTATTGCTGACGCTAATGGTAATGAGTTAATTCTTTTACAAACAGAAACATCTGCTGTTAATGAATTAGAAGTTACTAACGCAGCTACATCTAACGCTGTTAAGATTGCTACTTCAGGTGGCGATACAAACATTGACTTAAAACTTAGCCCAAAAGGTAGTGGTGTTGTTGATGTTGACTCAAGTAGAATTACAAACGTAACTGATCCCTCTGGATCACAAGACGCTGCTACTAAAGCATACGTTGATAGTGTTGCGAATGGTTTAGATGTTAAAGAATCAGTTAGAGTTGCTACAACAGCTGCTCTTGCTACTTCAACTTATCATAATGGTAATGGAACAATCACTGCTAACGGCAATGGTGCTTTAGCGATTGATGGTGTTACACTTACAAGTGGTGATAGAGTTTTAATTAAAAATCAAGCAAGTGCTGTTCAAAATGGTATATACACAGTTACAACAACTGGTAGTGCTAGTGCAGTCTTTGTATTAACAAGAGGTCCAGACGCTGACACAGCTGCTGAATTAACAGGTGGAACATTCTTCTTTGTTGAAGAAGGTACAACGAATGCTGAAAATGGTTATGTTGCTACTCACAATGGTACACCTACATTAGGTACTACTAATATCGCATTTGCACAATTCTCTGGCGCTGGTCAAATTACTGCTGGTGCTGCTTTAAGTAAAAGTGGTAATACTTTAACTGTTGAAGTTGATGATAGTTCAATTGAAGTATCAGGTGACGCTTTACAAATTAAAGCTTCGGGTGTTGGTACTAACCAAATAGCTGATCTTGGAGTTACAACAGGTAAAATTAATAATCTCGCTGTTACAGCTGGGAAACTTGCTACTACATTAAATTTATCAGGTAAAACAATTACTTTACCTACTAGTTTTACAACAAACACAGGTACACAGACATTAACTAATAAAACAATTAATGGTCCTGACAATACTCTAACTAATATCGCTAACACAGCATTATCTAACAGTACAGTTACAGTTACTGGTGATACAGGTACACAAGCAATTGATTTTGGAGATACATTAACAGTAACAGGTGGTGAGGGTATAGATACTTCACAATCGGGAGATACATTAACTATCGCAGCTGAACTAGCAACTTCGTCAAATAAAGGTGTTGCTTCATTTAGTACTGATAACTTTGCAGTAAGTACAGGTGTGGTAACAGTAACAATTATTGACGGCGGAACTTATTCATAACAGTTACGTTAGTCCTAACGGAGCTAATTTACTATGACAACAGTTATAAAATTAAAAAAAAATGAATCAGCGAATAATGTTCCAACTACTTCTGATATAGTAGTAGGAGAAGTTGCTGTAAATACGACTGATAAAAAAATTTACGTTAGAGATTCATCAAACGCTATAGTTCAAGTAGCTTCTAATGATATTGAGGAGGCAACTGCTTTAGCAATAGCACTAGGATAATATATGGCAAATACATTTAAGACTAAAACATTTGGTGGAGGAAGTACAAGTGCTAGTACGGCTATGACCATTTATACAGTACCAGGATCTACAACAGCAATTGTTCTAGGACTTACTCTTTCAAACATATCATCAGCGAATTTAGAAGTTACTGTTACACTCGACAATAATGATGGAGATAATGTTAGTATTGTTACAAATGCAGAAATACCTGCTAAAGCGTCTTTAGAGATTATGACAGGAAACAAGTACGCTATGGAGACAGCTGATGTTTTAAAAGTTACATCAAACACTAACAATAGTGTTGATACAACTTTAAGCATAATGGAGATCGCATAGAATGGCCTCCTATCTTGGTAAACCTCCAGTAAGAGTAACTGTAATTGGTGAAGATACAATCATCTCATCAAGCATACTAGACAACTCAATCACATCATCAGATATACTTAACTCAACCCTTACTGGTGCTAATTTAGCAGATAATATTGTACTTACTACTACAGGAGATATTTCAACAACTGGATCATTAACTGTAGATAATATTAGTATTAATAACAATAATATATTAGCTTTTAACTCTAGCTTAGAACAAGTTAGTTATACCTCTGCTACTACAAATTATCATAAATACTCGGAAA